TCAAACATATCAGTCAATCCACTATAAGGACTCATACCTGTTTCGTATGGAATCTTAACTTGAATACTTTCAAAAGGTTTTGCATAGCGAGTTTTCATAATCTTACAAGCAGCACGAATACCATTTACTTCAGCAACCTTGTTACCATCTTCATCCTCTTTGAGTTTGAGTTTCTTCATGGCAACTACAATTGAACTTGCATAAACAAATCCTTGACCACCGGAGATTTTGTCATCTGGATCAAACATATCTTGACTTGCATACGTATGATTAGTAGCAACCAATCCTACATTATGACTACCAAACATATTAACGCAGTTACGAACAAGTGCAGTTAGTGCTTTGGGTTTACGACCCATGTCACCTTTCATGTCACCTGCTTCAAACTGATTAACGTCAGTTGGAGTCAATAGCATACCAAGACTGTCAATAATAAACAATACTTTTGGTTTGTCCGTTTCTGGTAGTGCTTTATATGACTTCATAAATTCTGATATAGTTTTACCCACATCATCAATCATAGCCATGTTAAGTTTAAGCAATTTAGATTCATTTGTATCCACACCTAATGCGTGTAGCCATTTTTCATCTAATGCGTTTTCACTATCAATTAAGACAACGTAGATGCCTTGTTGTTGTGCGTGTCTAACGAGGTTTCCGGAGCAGATGAAACTTTTTCCTGATCCAGATTCTCCGGCAAAGACAGTAACTTTTCCAAGAGGTACGCCTTTATTAAAATCACCTGATATCAAATAGTTTAAGCCGAAATTACCAGTTGAAACCCAATCGGTTGGGTCGTTATATCCTATACTAAGTCCTTCAATAGACTTAGTAATTTCTTTCCTAAATTTTGATACATCGAAGGGCTTAGCCATTGATATTCTCTCTTTCTGTTGTTATCGGTTAAGTGTACCGTTAAGATATATTCTATCATTAAACGATACTTTATCAAGCATATCGGGACATTGATCTGCCATCCTTTCCAAATCATAATCACTTGGATAATGTCGTAATACTCCTCTTGCCCTATCTCTAACTAAACTAGGTACTCGTGGAGTACGTCCAGGATCGCACAATTCCTCTAATAATTTTTTACCTTGTTTTAAGGCACGAAATCTTTCATCTGGTAATGTCATAGTGTTTTCCTAAGATAGGGGCCTGAGCCCCTATATAGATTAAGACTTGCTTTGTCTAGCACGAATCATTGCTAGAATGTCTTGTGCTTTGTCACTTGACGGTGCTGCTGCTGGAACAACGACAGGAGAACTTACAAAAGATTCCTCTGCTGCACTAACATCATCTTCCCAAGCGGGTAGACTAGAAGCTGCCACTGGTGCAACTCTTGCTGCTGTAGTAGCTGGTTGTGTAGTTGAACCTGCAGGAGCGTCAACTCCCCATGGGCGATAGTACTGACCCCAACGTGCTGGATCATATTGCTGACCGTCAACACTTGCTTCAAACATTTCTTTGATGATACGCAATTCAGCTTCTGAAGGCTTCTTAGGCAAGAAGTCAGCAAGATTAAATAATCCATGTGCTTCAATTGCTGCTTGTTCTGCCTCAGTCAATGCTGATTCACGGCGAGACCAATTACTAGTTGAGTAATCAGCATAACCACCTTTGCTAGTTTTCTTAATTGTAAAATCAAGACCTTTAAGATAGTCAGTTGGTAGTTCTAAGATTTCTGGATCCATCAAACCACTCTTAATGATTGGAATAATTTGTGGACTGATAATGAATCTACGAATAGGATTCGCCGGAGTAGTATCTGAACCAATTGGGTTTTGACGAACAAACCCTTGAAACAAATAAGAACGCTTCTTCCAATACTTGTTAGCCATTTCTTTCAATGTCTCATCCTTATACCAAGGACGAACTTCTGCCAAGATTGGACAACTCTCATTATACATTTCCATACATGGAACTTGTACATCAACCTTCTTCATATCAGGATAACCTTTAACTCCATTGAATGGAAGTTTGATGATTTGTTTTTCTTTCCAGAAAAACTCATTGTTAGGATCTCCGTCAGGTGCGAACCGAAGTGAAGCAGTAGTGCCTTCATCCATGTTCCAGTGGGGATAGACTGAGTTGTCTGATTGGGTGTTAGAACCCTTATTGCTTGTTTTGTTGTCTTGCGCTGCAATACGGGCGCGCATTTCTGCTAGTGATGCCATAATAATATTTCCTTATAAATTGAGATGGTCTCGTTTTTTATTCGCTACTTCACCATGAAGTAACTAACACGATGAGTAAGTATAACAATACTTTCTTCTCCTGTCAATAGTATTTATCCCGGTTATGGCAAACCTCACATTTTAAGTGAGGTTTTTGATAAGCAATTTACCCTTATCTTCTGTGATTCATAATCGTTAGGATACGTGCCAATTCATCACTGGATTCATCCACTTTTACTTTCCAACTATCAGCTGGGTATTTTTTAGCAGATTCTGCATCAGAGTTATATCTGTTTGGTAATTTACCACCATGAGCATCTTTATCAAGTTGTTTTAGTAATTCTTCATCACCGGGTGCTACTTTATCAAGTACTTTCTTACCTACTTTTTTAATTGCACTAAGAATACTTTCAGCCACTTCATCTTCTTCAGATACAACTGCCTGGTCAACTGTATTGATGAAATTTTCATTAGCACCAACTAGTTTACCGATGTTATTGTTTTTAACTTTCTCGGTTGGGCCCAATTGACCTACACGCTTTTGGTTAGCATCTAATCCTTCACTCAATCCTAATTCATCTGCAAGTCTTTGTGAAATGAATTCACTTGCATCAGCATCATAGTTGCGAATTTCACCGTTATTAAAATAGTACTCCCATAGATCGGATTCTAAATCATAATCCAAATCTCCACCTTGTTTGAAGTTTTCAACTGCTTCGGGGTGTGCTGCTAAAATTCTTTCAATAGATGAACCGGTGCCTTCCGCTACACCATTTCCTGCAGCAGTTTGTGTTGGATCCAAACCTTTTGTCACATCTTGTTGTGCTTTCATTGCAGCCCTGTTGACGTTGAGGGTATTTTCTTGATCTTTTCTATCGGCTGCCGCAACTTGTATCGGGTGCTGGCCTTGTTGCAAGGCTGCTGTTGCTGACGGTCCATATTCCGTCACATTTTCTTCTTTGTTACTAAATTTAGCACGAATGTTTTGCATTTTTGTTTTGCTAGCATGTTCACGACCTGCATCCATACCTTTTTCACCATACTTCTTATCACCTAAGTATGCTTGCAATGCGCTTTCATCAATTTCTTCTTCTGGTAGTACACCTTTTGGTCCACCGCGCATTGTATACTGAGTACTTGCTTTCATATTACCCATACGGCCTTTATTAAGAGTTCCTATTTTACCTGCTCTATCTGTTTTGTATACATCATCTGGACCTACTGGTGTTTTTAAAGCAAGTGTATCATAGTTAGGTTTCTTACCTGAGTTATATCTCTTTTGTGTTGTTATAGTTCCAAGGGCATTCATAGCATCACCAATAGAATTAAAAGTATCGTTGATATTATTCCCACCGTACTCACCTGCTTTATCGTTAAATTCTACTTTAATTTTACCAGTTTTCAAATCTTGTACAACGACACCGTCGGCATAATATTCATCTTCTTGATCATCAAATTCATATTGTCTTGTGTTGGGTTGATCCGGGTCAACTTCATACCACCCGTGTAGATTACCAATTGCTTTACCAAAATCTCCCTTACCTTCAGGAATACCAACTGGATTATTACTGGTTAAACTTTCATCTTCAACTAAACTATCAGCCCACTCTGCTAACTTATTCATCTCTTTGTCAACTGCTGATTCAGATACCTTCTTGTGTATTCTATTCAATATTGGCATTACACTTTCAATTCTTGGGTCTAATGTCTCTTGTACAAACAATTCATTTAGATTGTTTTCTTCAGTTCCATCTTCCATCAATGATGGTGTCCAACTTTCAAAGTATGCATTATAACCACGCTTGCCAGTCATACGGCTTAATGATTCACGTAGACTTGCGTAGTGTGCAATACCTTCATTAACTAATGATTGTGCTGATTCATTGAATTGACCATTACGTGTAGCACGAACGAATCCAGCCATCTTTTGATATTCTTCACAAAGACTACCAATGTGACTCCAACGGTCATCATTGACTTTACCGCCCTCAGCAATATGTCTAGCATAGACACGGGCAATACCAGGCTTCTTGGTATCAAGTAAATAGCGTTCACCTGCTTGATTCTCTAGGAAAATTCTATTTATGTTGCGATAGCGTTGTTCACCTTCTTCAATAACACGGCTATGTTCAATCACAATCTTTACGCTAGGTACAGCATCACTGTAGCTTGACTTCTTGCCAGTGGCGTAATAACCTTCTGCTATTTTATCTTTGTTTCTCATATGGTTCCTTCTTGCCATGTCATCTCCAACACGGTCTTTGTTTTGTGTATCAAATCCCTTAAGTCCTTTGGTCATTCTCCAAGCACTTAATTGATGTAGTAGTCCGCTCCATGTATCATCGTAATCTAATTTGGGTGTTTTTTCGTCGGGACTATCGGCTACGTCATCACCAAAATACACAGTTAATACTCTATCTTCATCTAAAGTAACATAAACAGTTCCGTAATCTTCCCCGTCTTTGGTGAATTCAAACTTGAAAATATCTGCTTCATCAGGAATAGGGGTAGATTTACCTTCAGCATCCAATGGTTTTGGTTTGTATTTAGATAGTAATCTAAACAGTTCTCGGTTTAATGATTCTGTATTTGTTGGCATTTGGTAGTTTTCTAATAGAGTATTTATCTTAATCTCAACTAAGCACGGCAAAGAAGGGGAGTGGAGCAACGAATTCTTCGTGGTCTCTGACATAGCTATCTAACTCAAAGTGATATGAACCAAGTTCTTGAATCATTCTGACACTTAGTAAGCTGGCCATAACTAAATCGTCTGTGTCTCCAATCTTAGCAGCATAACTACCTGCATGTGCTACAAATGCTTTCAATTCACTGACAAGACTACGACTATTTATGGTTAATTTCTTGCTTTCTATTAATGTTTTAAACTTGGCACAAGCAGTTAATTTACTTTTTTGTGTAGTATTAAAGCCCTTACGTTTTTTTCCGGGTTCACTGATAAATGTTCCTGGAATGTTATTTTCCCCATATTCGTTTAATGATACTAATGCCGCTTCCCCTATGCTATTATTTTCTACTGAATAATAGAGATTATTTGGCTCCCCTGTACATTCTACAATATATTTGTTGATTTGTGCCATTAGTTTAATCTGTGTTGGGATATCAGTTTTGTTGTGTTTCCATTCACCAATTTGAGTAACTGTATTTGCTTCAAAGATTTGTATTGCGGCTGGGTCATTGCCTGTTCCAATACTCGGGTCTAATGCTACTGTATAGATATTGCCCTTTTTTGGTTTCTGATACCAACGAACTTGTCCCATTCTTGTAATTGGTTCTATCCCTTGTAAGTCAAT